GTTCAGAAGGTCAAGATCGTCACGCAAGGTGACGGTTGTCTGTGCTGCGCAACGCGGCGTAGAGGAGTGATCACCATGCCCAAGGGCGGAGCCCGCGCGGTCTCCGGACCGCCGCCAGACCCGAACGCTCTGCGCCGAAGCCGTCCGTCGGACAAGGCCGGATGGACGACGCTGCCCGCTGAGGGCCGTGCCGGTGGGCCGCCGGCCTGGCCGCTGTCGGAGATGACGGACCGGGAGTTCGAGCTGTGGCGGGACCTGTGGGCCAAGCCGCAGGCAGTCGCGTGGGAGGCCCTCGACCAGGGCTACGAGGTGGCGCTGTTCGTGCGCGCCCTCGCGCAGGCCGAGCAGCCGGACGCCAAGGTCGAGCTGCAGCGCGTGGTCCGCGCCTACCTGGACAGCCTCGGACTGTCGGTGCAGGGCATGCTGCGCAACCGGTGGAAGGTCGCCCCGGCCGCTGAGGCAGAGGAGACGTCCAGGCCCGCGGCTGAGCCTGCGGCCCGGCGCCCGAGTGCGCGTGACCGGCTGAGGATCGTGCCCCGTGGCGAAGGCAGCTGACCTCGACTTCGTCGTCGACTTCCCCACGATGTGGGTGGTCCCGGACTGGATCGAACACCACTGCCCGGTGCCCGACGGGTTCCGTGCTGGCCAGGACCTCGAGCTGTACCCGTGGCAGCTGTGGTGCACGGTCAACCACTACCGCGTGAAGCCATCGGCGGTGGTGGGCCAGTTGGCGCCGGCGTTCCACTACCGGCGCTCGCAGGTCGTGGCGCCGCAGAAGACCGGGAAGGGCCCGTGGTCGGCGACGATCGTGCTCGCCGAGGCTGCCGGACCGGTCGTGTTCGACGGCTGGGCGCGCGGCGGCGAGTTGTACCGGTGCTCGGATCACGGCTGCTCGTGCGGCTGGTGGTACGAGTACGAGCCCGGCGACCCGATGGGCGTGCCGTGGCCGACACCGCTCATCCAGTTGACGGCCACGTCCGAGGACCAGGTCGCCAACGTCTACCGGCCCCTGCAGAACATGGTGAAGCTCGGGCCGCTCGCCGACCGGATGCGCGTGGGCGAGGAGTTCACCCGGATCGGCGACGAGGGCCGCATCGACGTGGTCACGTCGTCTGCGCTGTCCAGGCTGGGTAACCCGATCATCTTCGCGCTGCAGGACGAGACCGGCCTGTACAACACGGCGAACAAGCTGCGCCGGGTGGCGGAGACCCAGCGCCGCGGCGCGGCCGGCATGGGCGGCCGGTCGATGGAGACGACGAACGCGTGGGATCCGTCGGAGGACTCCGTCGCGCAGCGCACCAGCGAGGCGAAGGCGCGGGACATCTTCAAGTACCACCCGCAGGCCCCGAAGACGCTGTCCTACGGCAACAAGCGGGACCGGCGGAAGATCCACACGATCGTTTATGCCGGGTCGGCGCACGTCGACCTGGACGCGATCGAGGCCGAAACGGCCGAGATCATGGAGAAGGACCCGGCGCAGGGGGAGCGCTTCTTCGGCAACCGGTGCGTGGCCGGTTCGGCGGGCTGGCTGGACGGGAAGAAGTGGGCGGCCAAGGCCAAGCCCCGGAGGGTGCGGCCGTTCACGCGGATCGTGCTCGGGTTCGACGGCAGCGACATGGACGACTGGACGGCGATCCGGGCCGAGACGATGGACGGCTACCAGTTCACTCCGCAGTACGGAGGGAACGACGAGCCGACCATCTGGAACCCGGCCGACTACGGCGGCCAGGTCCCGCGCGCGGAGGTGCGCGCGGCGATGGACCAGCTGATGAACCGCTACGACGTGGTCCGCCTGTACGCGGATCCGCCGTACTGGGACACCGAGGTGGACGAATGGGTCGACCTGTACGGCGAGGAGCGGGTGATCCGCTGGTACACGCGCCGGATGCTGCAGATGCACGCGGCGGCCGAGCGCCTGAAGACCGACGTGGTCAAGCGGAACACCGCCGAGGGGGCCCGGGCCGCGAGCTTCACGCACGACGGCTGCGAGCTGACGCAGTCGCATGTCGAGAACACCCGGCAGGCCGAACGGCCTTCGGGGCTGTACGTGCTGCGCAAGGCCAGCCCTGCACAGAAGATCGACGCCTGTGTCGCCTCCGTGCTCGCGCACGAGGCGCTCGGCGACGTCATCGCCGCGGGCCTGGCCGAGAAGGAAGAGTCCTACTTCTACTCCGCATGAGGGGAGGCGTACATGGCCACGCTGGAACAGGCGCTGCGGCTCGTCTCCCTCATGGAGTCGGAGCTGCTGCGCCGGCGCGCGGAGATCGACCGGCACGACGCCTACTACCGCGGCGCCCAGCCGCTGAAGTTCGCGTCCAAGGAGTTCGCGAAGTTCCACGGTGACCGCTACGCCGACTTCAGCGACAACTGGGTACAGGTCGTGGCCGACAGTCCGGTGGAGCGGCTGACGGTGACCGGCTTCCAGGCCTCCGGGCAGATGAAGGCTGATGAGGACCTGTGGCGGGTGTGGCAGGTCAACGGCCTGGACGCCGACAGCCAGCTCGGTTTTCTGGGCGCGGTGAACTCGGCCCGCTCGTTCGTGCTGGTGTGGGGGGACCCGGACGACGAGGACAACCCGATTGTCACGTTCGAGGACGCCTCGCAGTGCATCGTCGCCTACGAGCCTGGCTCCCGGCGCCGTCGGCGGGCTGGGCTGAAGCGGTGGCAGGACGGCGGCTACGACTACGCCACCTTGTACCTGCCTGACGAGGTGTGGAAGCTGCAGCGGCCGCAGATCGGGCAGCGCGACAAGAGCTCCCAAGAGGCCGACATCGACGAGGAGCTGCGCCGCTGGGCGCCGCGAGAGATGGACGACGAGCCGAACCCGCAGCCGAACCCGATGGGTGTGGTGCCGCTGGTGGAGATGCTCAACAAGCCGATGCTGGTGGCCGACCCGATCAGCGACGTCGCCGGCGTGGTGGCCATGCAGGACGCCATCAACCTGTTGTGGGCGCAGATGTTCACCGCCTCCGACTACGCGAGTTTCCCGCAGAGGGTGGTCATGGGCGCCGAGCGGCCGATGATCCCGAAGCTGAACGCGGCCGGGGAGATCGTCGGCAAGCAGCCGGTCGACCTGGAGCGCTTCGCGGTCGAGCGGGTGCTGTGGATCACCGGCAAGGACGCGAAGATCTCTGAGTGGCAGGCCGCCAACCTGGCTGCATACTCGGGCATCATCGAGGTCGCCGTCGGGCACCTGGCCGCGCAGACCCGCACCCCCCAGCACTACCTCGTCGGCAAGATGGCCAACCTCTCCGGCGATGCTCTGCTGGCCGCCGAGACGGGCCTGGTCAAGCGGGTCGAGGAGAAGCAGTTGTGGTTCGGGCAGGCGCTGCGTGAGGTCGCCCGGCTGATCCTGCTCGCGCGCGGGGAGGACGACAAGGCGCAGGCGATGCGCGCCGGCGCGGTGCTGTGGGCGGACGCAGAGTCCCGCTCGTATGCGCAGCTGGCGGACGCGCTGCTGAAGCTGAAGGACATCGGCTTCCCCTTCGAGTGGCTCGCCCTGCGCTACGGCCTCACCCCCACCGAGGTGGCGAACGTCGTGGCGATGCGCGAGCGGGAAGCGGAGATGGACCCGGTCGCTGCGGCGGCCTCCGTCCTGTCCGGCCGCACGTCTGTCGAGGAGACGGGCGACGGGCCAGGCGACGCAGAGGACGCGGCGTGACGGCCCCGGCGATCGACCAGCGGCACCAGGAGCAGCGGGCCGCGCAGGCCGCCGTGACGGCGGCCGCCGTGCGGGCTCTGTGGATGCGGGCCGATCCTCAGGACCTTGAGGGCTCGTGGCTGGCGCAGGCCGCTGTCGCCGCCGAGCTGGTCCGGCGGGGGCAGCAGGGCGCCGCCACATCGTCCGAGGCGTGGCTGGCTAAGACGCTGGGCGCGGGGGAAGGCACCGTCGACCCGGAAGCCGCGGCGGCGGCAGCCGGTGACCTGACGGTGCCGCTGGTGTATCCGCTACTGATCGCGCTCAACCGGCTGCGCCGGGGGTTCTCCACCGCCATGTCGATCCTGTCCGGGGCGTACTTCCTGGAGATGGTCACCCGCACGCTCGTCGCGGACGCCGGCCGAATCGCCGACATGGCCGGGATGATCGCCCGCCCCCGGGTGGTGTCCTACGTGCGCGTCGTGGAGCTGCCCGCCTGCCCGAGGTGCATCATCCTCGCCGGGCGGGAGTACAGCCTGTCAGAGGGGTTCCTGCGGCATCCGCGCTGCAACTGCACGCTGGCGCCCCGACGGCCCGGCGACTCCTGGAAACTCGACTCGCCCAAGGCCCTGTTCGAGCAGATGACCGAGGCGCAGCAGCGGCGCACGTTCGGTGAGGCCGGCATGAAGGCCATCAACGAGGGCGCCGACATCGGTCAGGTCGTCAACGCCCGCCGGGGCATGACCACAGTCACCCGCTACGGCCGCCAGGTGCAGGCCACCCGCGAAGGCACCACCCGCCGCGGGCTGTACGGCTCACGCGCCGCCAAGTTCGAGAAGGCGGCCGGCGCCCGCTACGCACGGGCGAAGACGCCCCGGCTGATGCCGGAGGAGATCTACCGGCTGGCCGACGGCGACCGCGAGCACGCCATCCGGCTGCTGAAGCGCAACGGATACATCGTCTGACCGCGCGCAACGCGCGGCCCTTCACCCGCAATGGGAGATCACATGAACCGCCGCACCCTGCCCCGTCACGCACGCGCGCACGCGCCCGGATGGGCCCACCCCTACGCCGACCCGTTCACCGTTTACGCCGACGGCGCCGAGGGAGGCGACGGCGGCGACGAGGGGCAGGACGACGGCGGCACCGGCGACGGTGACGGTGACGGTGACGGCCAGGACGACGACACCGGCGACGGCGGGCAGGACGACGACGACCCGGAGGGTGCCGACCAGCTCGGCGATCCGGGCAAGAAGGCCCTGGACACGATGAAGGGCAAGCTGAAGGCCGAGCGTGAGCGGCGCCGGGACCTCGAGCGGCAGCTGGCCGAGCGGGACACCGGAGGCGACCAGGAAGGCCAGGACGCCCGCGTCCGCCAGGCCGAGCAGGCCGCCTTCGCCCGCGCCAACGAGCGCATCGTCAAGGCCGAGGTGAAGGCGGCGGCGGCCGGGAAGCTCGCCGACCCGGCCGACGCCTACAAGTTCCTGGACCTGTCCCAGTTCGAGGTCGACGCCGACGGCAACGTCGACGCCGACGAGGTCGCCGACGCGATCGAGGACCTGGTCAGGTCCAAGCCGTATCTGGCCGCGCAAGGCGGCACCACGAAGCGGTTCCACGGGACCGCTGACTCCGGCGCCCGCAAGGGGAGTGCCCGGCCCACCCAGCTCACCGAGGCGGACGTCAAGCGTCTGTCGGCGGCGGGCAAGCACGCCGAGATCGTCAAGGCCCAGAGCGAGGGCCGCCTGGACGACTACCTCGGCCTTACCCGGTAAGCCCCGTTCGAGGAGAACCTCATGGCCATCAGTGCCTTCAAGCCGGAAGTGTGGAACGCCAACCTCCTGGTCACCCTGGAGAAGTCCCACGTCTACGCCGCCCCGGGCGTCGTGAACAGGGACTACGAGGGCGACATCGCCAACTACGGCGACACCGTCCACATCACCTCCCTGGTGGAGCCGACGATCGGCGACTACACGCCGCACGTCGACATCACCATCGAGGACGTCGACGACGTCGACAGCGTCCTGACCATCGACCAGTCGAAGTACTTCGCGTTCGAGGTCGACGACGTGGAGAAGCGGCAGGCCTTCAACGGCGGCCGCGTGCTGACCGAGCAGGCCCGCAAGGCCGCGTACAAGCTGCGCGACGTCGC